CTTGTTGTCAGAAAGGTTCTTACGAATTGTCTTTCTTTTGTTAGGCGAATTTTCACTCGCCTTACAAACCCATGTATAATATTCTTCGCAGATTGGCAAGGGATTAGATTTTTGATTCTCTGATCCACTCTCTACAACAATACGAAGTATTTCTAATCTTAACTCTTGATTATCCATTGACCATTGTTCTTAAAGTAAATACTTGTTGAACTACTTTGTCATGATCTGGATGACTTTTATTCCAGTATGGACCATCCCTATCATTAACAATTTTACTTATCTCTTCATTAAGATCTCTACCGGATGTAGCATTATCTTCTCCAGTACCAATCATTTTATCTTCAGACATAAGATTTGCAATGTTAGCAAAGCCTTTTATAATTTCTGGATGATCACCTAATCTTCTTCCATCTGATAAAGTTAAATCTAATATCTCTGAGTTCATATTAGCTTTAGCAACTTGAGCAGCTTTTTTAATATTATTATCGTAAGATTTACCCCACTCTTTTCTTAACTCTTGCTCGGCATTTGCTTGAGAAGTTTCAGTATCTATTTTTGCTTGTTGTGCAGAACCTTCCATAGAATTTTTATAAAACTCTAAGATACCTTGTGCTTGTTTATTATTTAAACCAAGTTGGTGAGCATTCTCTGCAAATTGTTTTATTGCACCTTCATCCAATGGAGCTGTTTCTGATTGTACTTCTAACTTGTATTTATCTGCAGATTCTGGTCTGCCAAGTTTTCCATAAACTTCTTGCCATTGATCGTCTGTTGAATTTTCATTTGGTATTGCAACTTTATCTTGACCAATCATTCTTGTGGCATTGATATAACTTTTAGCTAACGCATCTATTTCAGTAAACTTAGAAATATTAGGATCATTTCTAAATTCTTCTGATATTGTTTCTTTCCAAGATTTAACACTTGGTGTTGTAGATATAGTTGGTGTTACTGTTTCTGTTGCCGTAGTAGTTTCTGTTGTCTCTGCTACAGGCTCAGTTGTTTGAGTTATCTGTTCTTCTGACATTGTTATTTATCCTTTTCCTTTTGAAGCATTTGTTTAATAAATAGAAGGATGCTTCGTTGACCCTCTTGATATGCACTCTCATGACTATCACCTTTTACATTGGTTGAAGTATGATAATGACATCTCTTCTCCAGATCAGATAAAACTTGTTTACCTTCCTCTGACGAAAATGTGAATTGATAATCTTCTCTTAATTTTTTTATATATGCTTGTACAGCTTTTTCATCTTGCATAAGATCCTTTCTATGGTTTTTAGTTTTCCTCTATTAATGCTTTAGTTTCTTCTGGTAATGCTTTTGCCATTGGTGCAGCAGCACCTGCAGATTCGGCTACTTGTTGCATCTGTTGCATTTGTTGTTGTTGTGCTTGTTGTTGTTGTGCTTGTTCTCTTTCATCTTGAAGTTCACTAGAAGATTTTAAAACTTTTTGTGGAACTCCAACAATATCCATTAAGTGTTTAACAAGTTTATCCATATTTAAATGATCAAATACTGGAGCAACATTTGCTAACTGACCCATAATTTCTATACCTCTCATAATCGATTGTAACTCTGCTGACTTTTGTGCTTTAGCTAATGGAGATACATATTCAATTTCTATATCTTGACCAGATAAAAACTCTGGAATAGGTCCAAATAAATCTTTTCTAATTAGTAATGAGAATGCTCTATCGATTAATGGTTTTAATAATTCAGATTGAAGTCTGCCAAGAACTGGACCAAGTAATCTCATCTTCTCTTCGTTCCTTTGGATAACTTCTGTAGCTGTCATTTGTGGACCATTCTGCATCATAAGTTGATTTACATAAAAAGCATTTCTAATTGAATCTCTTCTTTGCTCTTCCATGTTTAAACCTAATGGAGTATTGGCTCCAATGTTTAATGGTTCAATTCTATCTCTTGTTCCACTTCTATAAAAATTTAAACCACCAGGTATTGTTCTTACTGGTAAAATAAATCCATCATCCGGAACTAATAAAGGTGGATCAACTTGTTTCTGTGCAGACTTAATTGTAGTCTTAGACATTTCATTTAGCATTTTAACATCCGGCAAAGCTGTCATTGCAGGAGATCTTCCATAGATTTCGTGTGATGCTTTTAGGTATCTTGGTACTACAAAAGGAAACTCTCTGAAACCAGATATAGATAATTCATCACCTGTTCCTGCTTCTAAGTAAACAGATTCAAATGGCATATTAGATTTATCTTGTTTCTTAGGATCAAAGTCAGCTCTAGGATATACTGCATGAAGTATTTCTACTTCTTCGTATGGATCTTTTCTGTGCTTAGTTAAAATACTTTCTGAAACATTTTCACCAAACTTTTGTATTGCAGCTCTAGTAGTTAATCTAAATTTTCTAAAGATAGTATCTATTCTACCTTTGTCATTTTCAGAAATATAAATTTCATTAATGTGTCTTGTAGAAAATTTTAAAACATCTTCATCATCATCTTCTATAAACATTGCTGCCGTACCAAATGTAATTAGATCATGATACAGTTCAAATATTTCTTGTTGGAAGTTAGATCTATTAATTGCTTTGTACATAACTTCAGTAGCATTTTCTAACCAGGCTTTTGCTTCATCGTTATCTGAAAGTTCTTCACCTTTAAACCTTAATGAGAACCAAGTTGTAGAAGGGTTCGTCAACATACCATGAAGTGATGCAGCTAACAATTCTACTGCTTGTAATGGTGAACTATCAAAAATAAGTTCAGTTCTTTTATCACCTTTAGATCTTGATTTGGTAACATCTGCTTTTCTTGGTTGCATATAGTCTGCAACTTCTTGCCAATGAGACTCCCAATTTTGTCTGTTAGATTTTAATCTATCAAATCTTTTTAATAATTTTTTTGTTAAATCTGTTTGCATATTATCCTAATAAACTTTTTTTACCTAAAGTTAAACCTTTATCATCTGTAACACCTTGAGCTGATGTTAGTATAGTTTTTGATCTACCTGTATTTTTTCTTTTCTTTTTAATTAAATCACTTGCCTTTGCTCTTGCTTCTTCTGCTGTCATTTCAGCAACTTTAACTTCTTGTGGTAACTGTTCGACAGGCATGGTTGTTGTAGCAGGTGCTTGTACTACTTGATTACCATTGTTATCATTACCTTGAGATAAAGTATTCCCATAAGCATCTGTCTTACCAGAATTTCTATTGTTAATATAATCTTTATACATAGATTCTTGTACTGATCTACTTTTTGAAAGAAAATCTGTTTTACTAGTTCCTCTATAATTTTTAGATCCTAAAACTTTATCTGTAAAAAAATCTCTAGTAACTTTTGATCCTGCTTGTAAAGGTTTAGATAAAAATGCAGCTGCAGCATTAATTGCTATCGATGGAGTTTTAATTCCTTTTTTAATTTTTGTTGCACCTCTATTTCTAAAGGCATCATCATTATCAGATCTATATTGACCAGATAATTTTCCTTTTTCGTTTATATTACCTACGCCTATCTTTGTAGCTGTGGTACTATTCATTTGACCACCATCGGTTCTTCCACCACTATTTGATCCACCACCAGATGAACTATTAGATCCCATTACTTACCAAATGTTAAAGAAGATTTAGTTTCAGATTTAACTTCTTTTTTAGATTGAGACTTAACTTCTTGATTAATACCTACACCATTATCTAAGTCATCCATATTACTGATAACTTTTTTTGCAGTAGGTTTATTTTTTGTAAATGCTTTTTTAATTTTATCTAACATAATTATCCTAATAAAGTTTTCTTCTCTACGTCTGCTTCTTCTAAAGCAATAAGTGGTGAAGTTTTTTGTGTTGATTTTTTGCCTCTTCTTCTTCTTTCTTTAGCTGCCATTTCAGCATCTAATTTTTTTTGTTCGGCTTCTGACAACTCTGTATCCGGTGGTTCCGGCAAAGGTTGAACAGGTGGTAGACTTGGTGTCTTTGGTTTAAAAATTGAACCCATAATTACATAATCCTATAATCATTATCTGCTACACTTTGTGGAGCCGATTGTCTAGTATTTAATTCTTGTAATCCTACTGCTAGATACCTCATGGCATCACAAGCATGACTACTCCAATCATGTACCGGCTTTGATCTAAACATTCTATTTTTATCAATATACTTCCGGTGATAATGTCTTAACGCATCTATTAAACTTTTGCAATGGTCTGTATCAATCCAACATCGGTTGAGCAACATGGTTACTGCGTGGATTCCTTCTTCTACTGGTAGCTTCGGTACTACCTTAAACCTAACTCCTAACTGATATGCTATCTCTCTCCTGGTCTTTCCATTGCCGAACTCTTGTACCTCAATATCGTGTGGTGCGTAATGTTCTTTGTAGATGTAAGGTTTTTCGTTTAGCAACTGAATATAGTGAGGTAATCCATGACCCCTTTCTTCATGATAATCTATTATCTGTACTGCAGTTCCCTTTTGTTGAAAGAATATAATACTACTGTGGTCTGCGACACCGAGATCCCATGCAGTTGAGACAGGCAAAGTGGGATCGTAAGGAACTCTAGCTAATTGTTTTTTATCATCTAGTTTGTTCATTTCATCGCCATATATTGCACCTTCTATGTTTGCTATCCAATCACACTCAAACTCTTGCATATACTTCTTATCACCCATAACTTCTCTTGCTTTCTCTAATTCTTCTGGATCTACAATCTTTGTCTGACTTGCTTTAGCTTTGTAGTTAAACCAATCTTCTGCACCATTAGCGTGTTGGTATAGATCATAAAAATTATTATTCATTCCTGCAGGTGTACCAATAAAGACACAGTAGCCTTTACGATCTGATAGAGCTGGTCTAATTATTTCTGCAAACAGTTTTCCTTCAATGTTTGCGTATTCATCTATGACACATCCATCAAGATAAATACCTCTTAATCCATCTGAGTTCTCTGCTCCTAGTAATGTTATTCTAGCACCATTAGGTAAATCAACTCTAAGTTCTGTTTCATTAAACTTTGTTGCCGGGATCTTAGCTGTAAATTGTTTCATATAATCCCATGCAATACTTTTGGCTTGTTTGAATGTTGGA